TTACCCATTTACGACCCTGAGTAACGTCAGCGTGTCGCGCGTGTACTGCACGCTGTTCGCCAACTCCACCAGGCGCTTGATTGTCGGCGCCGCATAATGCGACGGCATGCTGGCGGTCGAATGCCCCATCAGAACCGCTCGATCTTCCTCCGACACGCCGGCGTCGCGCAACCGCGAACCATAGGTATGCCGCAGGTCGTGGATGCGAACCTGTTCCAGATTGGCGCGCTTCCTTGCCTTGCGATATGCCCGACTGTTCAGCCGGTCCATCCGATCCGGATCGAGGCCTTTTTTCTCATCGGTGTAGACGAACACGAATTCGTCGTGGTCGCCGCGGCATGAGTCGATCACATTCATTGCCACGTCGTTGGGCACGATGACGAAAGGATCGCTATTTTTCGTCGCGGTACCGGGAACCACAAACACGCTGCGGCCCAGTTCCTTGATTTTGCGTTCCCATTCCCATCGAAGCCCGCAAACATTTTCCTCGCGTGCGCCGGTGTTCACGGCGAATAAGCAAGGCTTCACCAGGTGGGCCGGCAGCTCCGCAAGCAGCGCCTTTTGCTGTTCCCAGCTGATCGGATACGGCTTGCGGCGATTCTCGTCCAACATTTCAATCAGCGGTGCGGTGGCAAGCCAAGGCTTCCCCGCATCGTCCCGCCAAACACGCGCCGACCTGACCAGGATCGTGCGCGCCACTTCCAATGTGCGATTTACCGTTGTCGGGCTGACTTCGTCCACCTCGACGCGTTCGGCTTTGAAATCATCGAACGTGCCGTTGTGCACCTGGTCAATCGGTAAATTGCCGGCCACCGGCAGCAGCAGACTGATATGCCACGCGATGTCCGCAATGCTTTTGACGCCTTTTTTCCTGCAGTCGATCAGGTACTGCGCTGCGCCATCGCAAAACAATCGCTCAGAACTGCGTCGACCTTGGATGTCGATTTTGTCCTGTTGCTCTTTGAGCCATTCCTCGGCTGCGGCCTGGCTGACGTCTCCAAGGCGTCCGAAAATCCGTCTGCCCTTGTACTGCTTGTTGACGGTCTTGCAGCCGTCTGGGGCGGTTTGAATGCCCCTTGTCCTTGTTCGCATGTTGTCGCTTCCTTCATTTTGCGACCTGGACGTCCGTTGCGGGCTTTATATTCGTCTGCCCACGCATCCAAGTCAAGGCGGTCAAAGGCGACGCTGCGCGCGCCGATGGGGATTTCGATCAGGAAAGGCCTCACCTCAGCGTTGAACAGGTTCTTGTCCATGCCGATGTATTCAGGGGCTTCATGCAGGCGCACGTAGCGCGGCGGGGTGGACATAGGCCGACCTCCTGTAATGTTTGATCCATGGGCAGTTTGCTGGCCTGTGGCCGATGCCAGAGCAGAGGCAGCAGATAATCATGGCGCGCTCGCACCGGTTGAAATCAGCTCGATCGACGTGATCGTGAATCCGGCCACGCTCTCCAGGCCACGGGCGTCAGCATCTGCGAAGAACTTGCGGACGGCCTGCTCATCGACGGCTTCGACTTCTTCCCATGTCCGGCGCTCGACGCGCAGCTTGAATTTGTCATCGAACAGGTCTTTCAAATCGAACGGGTTGACGGCTTCGCCTTTGCTGTTGACGACTCCACGGTTGCGCTCTGCGGTGACGCGGTAGACGCTCATGGCGTCACCTGTTTAAATTCTGGCACCCAGACCCAAGGGTTGGCCTTCCAGCTGCCGGCGCCGTTGATTGATTCCCAAAGGGCTTCATAGGCGTATCGCGCCGTTTCGTAGCCGAACTGGTACCAGTCGTCCGGGTCACTTGGGTCGTGTCGATGCCAGTGCCAACCACCACGAACGTGCGGAATGATCCCTTCGGCGATGGCATCTTCTTCGCTGCACTCGTTCAGCCGCTCGACGCGCACGCCGGTGATTTCCAGCAGGATGCGACTGGCAACGCGCGGCATGTGTATGGATGGGTGCCAGGCGGAACGGGGTTCGCCGCCACCGTCATCATCACCGGCCCACTCGTTGGGGCCGTCCGCGGCGTAGATAACATGGCCGCAGTAATATCCGCCTCCGAACGGCATTTCCTTGATTGGCGTGGCCGGACGGTCTGGGGTCCAGTCGATCATCTCGCCGTCGCCATCCCATGTGTTGCTGATGACGCCCCATGTCTCGCGCACGTACAGTCGGTCGCCGGGCTGGCCGTAGGGGCAGCAGCGGTCAATCACATGTTGCGGTTCGTGTTCAAGCACCAGCGCACCAGGGCTGTACATATTCCCGAGGTCTGGGTGTTTGACGTCCTTGGCGATGCGCCGCGTCTGCGTCTTGCTGCCGTCGAGCAGCGCGCGCACCATGGCACCGCTGAAAAGGATAGGGCGCTCTTTCATTGGAAGCACTCCTTTAGCGCCTCTTCCTGCGCGACGTTGAGCTCGGACATGGCGGCGTCGCTGCCGCCTTCCTTGTCCGGATGGCGCAGGCTGGCAAGCTGACGATATCGCTGCTTGATCAACTCACGATTGACCGTCATGTCGCCGAAATTTAGTACCTCCCGCCAGGTGCGCTTCGCGCTCGGCGCCGGCAGGGCCGTGAACCCGGTAAATGCTCGCTCCAGCACCACCGCGCCGCCGTGGCGCTCGATCGCGCGCATAGCGTCGAGCGTGGCCGCCACTGCCGCCAGATTGTCCGCGACGCGGTCGTAGACGTCGATCGCCATGACCTTGTTGTCGCCCTTGCGCGTGCGCCAGTAGACCGCCGCGCCCGGGTCGCCAGGTTCGCCGCGGTCGGAGCGCGGCAGGCCGTCCAGGCGCGTCGGCACGTTGGTGCTGATCACGATGTCGTCGCGGGTGTAGCCCATGCGCTCAAGCTCGAGCAGCACGCGCTGGACGCCGTCGGCGACGCTGATCTGCGTGAGGTAGCTGCTCCGTGCCCGGGTTTTGAAGGCGGCAGCTTTGCGCGATTTGGAGCGCGGCCAGCCGGAAGGCCATTGCAGAGGGTATGCGTTGATCATGGTAGGATTTCCTGAAATAGGAGGGGGAGAGCATGATTTGTTGGATCGAAGCGCATCCAGGTTTGGCCGCATGGGTTCAGGCTGTCTTTTCCGTCATCGCTATCCTTGCGGCGATCGGCATTGCCGTGTGGCAGCGTCATGTCGACCGCGAAGCCACGCGTATCGCGCAACTTGAAACTGACAACAGAATTCGTTCCGTCGCGACGATGGGCGCGAACCTTGCGTTGAAGACCATCAACGATTTGGCTGAGGTGGCGAAGGTTGTAAGTCTGTCGCTGTACCGTGATGGAGCCGTCGCAAGGCTGCAGCAGGGAATCAATTTCTTTGCGCGCGTCGATCTGACCAGACTCACGTTGCAAGAAGCTCAGGCGGTCGCAGATGTTATCGGTGGATGCATGGGAGCAATCGCAATGGTTTCCACGGCGGTCACCGGCGACGACGTCATGACGCGACTGCACATCTCCGGAGGTCTTTACGGGATTCGCGCGAAGGTTGGGGACGTCAAATTGACTTTTCCGGACGTGGTGCACTGATACACAACCGACAGGGGTAAGTGAATGGCAACTAACTTCAGTATCGAGCAGCCCCGCGACACCGGCGACGACCGGGTGACGTTCATCGTGAAGTTCAACGGCAGCATACGGCCAGGCTTCATTTCGAAGGACGTCCTCGTCGGCATCGGCGGGCTGACCAGCAACAACCTGGTCCAGATGTTCACCCAGCACCACGCCAAGATTGCGGCGGCGGTGCGCCGGAAGCTGCCGGCGCCGCTTGTACCTTACATCAGCATCACGCCGGACGACGTGAAGTAGCAGCTGTACTAGGCTTTTACGAGAAAAACAGGAGAGGACATGGAAGCAGTCGAAGGATTTCCGTTTCGTGGCTACTGCATATTTGCACGAGCTGTGCGGCAGCCGTCCGGGCGTTCCACCGCGGACGTCACGATTCACGAGGGCCAGGATGGCAAAGGGCAGACGCGTTACGCGGTCAGCCTGATCGAAGAAGATTTCGCGACCGATGCGCTCGCCAAGCAGAACGCCCTGCGCCGCGCGACAGAATGGATATACGACAATCCGTCGAACGATGTGGAAGAGGAGCTTTGCTCCCTCAGCACGCTCTTGTCTGTTCCTGAAGACGCCGGCGGTGGCGTGTTTTTTGTTGGCATCGCGAGGAACGATGGCGGGTTTAGCGGGCGCGTCACCCTCACGGAGCGAGACGTTGCAGGAGAGCAGCGCCAGCTGCTCGCCACATGGATAAATTTCAGCAGCAACGCAGTGAGCGATGAAAGCGTGATCCGCATGGCCATCCATCAAGCTCTTGCAAGCCGACATTTCCTTGATGCCGTTCCCGGTGGGGCGGTCGCCAAGTTCGAACTGAAAATGGACAGCCCACCCTACGAAAGCGAACTGCATTTCAACTGAGGCCAAGGGCTTCATGCTTGGACCTCTTGCGGCAGGGGTGATTTCAGGGCGAGGATGGCCGCGACGATATTGCTGCGGGTCTGGCCACCGTCGTCGTACACCTGGCCGCCAAATTTCTGTATCGCCACGTCTGTTTCTTCCGCGGCAAGCGCAGCCTCTGCCAGTACAGCATTACGAAGGAATGTCTTTTCAGCTTCTTCCTCGGCCTGGTGCTCCGGATCTTCCAGCGCCGACAGAATGGCGTCGAGATTCAGATGGTCCAGCGCCGTTGCACGCGCCTCCCACTTCAACACCGTGTTTTCGGCTTCCAGCGCCCGGGCCTTCCAGGAAGCGAGGTCTGCCGTTTGCGGAGCTGAGAGAATGACGCGGGCGAAAGCGATGTAACCACCCATCAAGCACCCATGCTGTTTAGCCAAGAGTGTGATTTGCTCATCCGTTACTAACGATGATGTCGCAATAACTGGTTCTGGAATTTGGAACCCTTCCAGCAGCTCGATCAGGCGCAAGCCAGGGCCACCGTAGCCCTGTTCGAACATCTGGGACATGGTCCTGACCGCCTCGTCGACGGTATTCGCGGAGCGGCGCATGCTGTCTGCGGCGGCATCAGCGGTAGCCGCTGCGCGGCGCATTTCTTCGGTGTTGACGTAAGTCATGCTGTCCTCGCCAGGCAGATTTTCACGACGCGGTTGCACGTTTCGATGTCGAACCAGCCGACGTGGCAATGGTTGACATCGGCGATGCCCAGCTGTTCAGCCAGCCAGGCGTATGCCTCGTCCTTGGTCATGGTGCCGACCTCCCACAACGGAGCGAACATTGCCTTGGCCTGCTTGCGCGCAGCGCGCGTGGCCTTATTGGCGATCGTGCCGAGCGGAATGTCAGTCTTCGGGTGGATTCCGACGTAGCTGTCGCAGCCTGGCGTCGAGCACATATAGGCGAAAGGCCACTTGCCGAACTGGCGGCCGTAGATCGTCTTGTTGTCCACCAGCGTGACTTCACCCTTGAAGTACGGGCATTCGGCGGGAATTGGCAGCGGATTCTTGACCAGCAGCGCCTGCTTGGCGGACGGTTTGAACTGGATGACGCGCGGCACTATGCGGCCTCCTTCATTTCCACCAGGGCGCCGTCGGCGACCCAATGCGCGGCCATGGTCGGGTAGAGCTTCGCCGGCAGCGCCTTGAGCGTGGCGAACAGCAGGGCGGTTTCGATATGGCCGGCGGTGACCAGGCCATGCACCCAGCCCAGCAGCGTGCCGCGCCCGGGCATGTCGAGGACATCGACGCGATCGAGCATCAGGATTTTCAGGCCGGATACGCGGGCGACCACCACCGCGATCATTGCGTCAACGCGCCATTTCTCGGATTCGGAAAGTAGGGCGTACGGGCGGCCGGCGGCGCAAATATCCATGTCGGCAGAAATCGAAACCGGCTTCCAGTCGGTGGCGCCGGCTTCTTCCATCAGGCCGGCATTGACTGGCTTCAGCGCTTCCTTCAGCAGCTCGCCCGGGATGCCGTCCGGCGCCAGCGCGTCGGCGACGACCGTCCAGGCGGCGACGTCAGCGTGGTGCTTGGCGGCGTCGGCGGTCTTCTTCTTGGCGGCTTCGACCGCGACGGCGTGGCCGGCGGCGATGCTCATCCGGCCTTGCAGCGCGGCGCGGTCGGCTTTCAGCTTGGTCAGGCCCGCCTGCAGCACTTCCAGATCGGGCAGCGGTTCTTCGAAATCCGGATCGGCCAGCGCGTCGAACTGCGCCTGCGCGGCGATGACGTCGACCAGGTCGCGTTCGAGGTTCTTGACGGCGTTCTGCATCACTTCGAGGCCGCGTTCGAACTCCGGCAACGAGGCGACGGCTTCGTGGTCGACGGCACCGGCCTTGGGCACTTCGCCATGTTCATCGGTATAGCGGTCCAGCAGCATGGCGGCCTGCTTGTTGTTGGCGTCGTCACCGGTCCGCTTCTGCGCACCGATCCACGCGGCCATGTCGTGCACCAGGCCGACGCGGCCGGTCCCGCTGGCGCGCTCGCGCATGGCGACAACCTTCGGCTCATAGTCGGCCAGCTCTGTGCGGGCATACTCCAGCGCCTCGGTGGCGCGCGGCACGCGTCCGGCTTTCTCCGCCAGCGCGGCGCGCTTGTTTGCGGCTTCCGTGCGCGCCCGCAGCTGTGCCGCTACTTCACCGACTTTCTGGTTTGCCGTGGCAATGTCGGCGTCGAGTGCGGCCAGGTCGTCAGCAGCCGGTGCTTCACCTTCCAGCTCATCAGGATCCGGAGCTGCCCAGCTCTCGGCCTTCACGCTACCGTAGGCTTCGCCGGTGACGGTGCGCCAGGAGCCCTTCGACTCGGTGGCCTTCTTCTTGGCGAAGTCGCACGCATCAGGGAAGCCGGTACGCAGCAGCGGCAGCGTGGCTTCGATCTTGGCGGGGTCGCATTTGCGCGCCAGCATGCGCGCCTTCACATCGTCCGCCTTGGCGCGTACGCCGGCCAGGACGAACAGGAAGGTGCGGCGATCGTCCGCCGACATGGCGCTGAACTGCTGGCCGTTGAGGGCGACGCCCACGGCGCCGCCGGTCGGCAGGCCGTCGTCTGCCGTGACCTTGCCGACGGGCACGTTGAACGCATAGGTGCGGTCGTCGTCGGTCGTTACCAGCGCGCCGCCGGCGGTGGCGCCGTCGGTCACCAGCGCCGGGTATTCCTTCTTCAGCTTCACGCGCACCGTCTCGCCGGTGATCGCCATGCGCACGGCTTCGCCGATGCTGGACTTGGCTGCGCCGTTGGGGCCGGCAAACAACGTCACCGGCGTGGTCAGGCGTGCGTCGATGTGATGCGCGCCGAGGAAATTGTCTACTTGGATGCGTGCGATTTTCATTGTTTGCTGTCCTTGAAATTGGGTGCTGGCGGCCGGTGCGAGTCTCATCTCCGGCGGTGCTGCATTGCGTGCCCGCTAACGCTTGCGCCAGCGTTGAGCGTTACGCCGCGCGGGCGGCGGCGTGGTAGTCCTGAATGCCGAAATAGACCGCCTTGCAGCCCAGCACGTCGTTGCCGGCGTCGTGAGCGCCTTGCAGGCTCAGGCCGGTGAAGAATTCGTAGGCTTCCTGCAGGTTTGGCGGTTTCGGGGACTTGCGATTCTTGGCGAGCATCGCGGCCGTCGGCGGCAGGTTCACGATCTTGGTCGCCTGCTGGCAGGTGTCGTACGCGGTGGCGGTCTTCCATGCTTCCATCTGCTCTTCGGAGTAGATGCCGGCCTTCATCATTTCGATGCGAACCATGCGAGCGTCGAAACGTTCGTTGTGTGCGACGCGGCCGATGGAGGCGCGATCGTGCAATGCCAGGAACAGCGGGAGCACGGTTTCGATGGCGACGCCTTCGCGCTCTGCGCGCGCCTGGTCGATGCCGGTCAACGTCGCGATTTCGTCGGAGATCACCCAGCCGTCCGGCTTGATGATGAATTGCAGTTGCTCCAGCGTCGCGCGGCTGTCGACGTCGATCAGCTCAGCGGCGATCTGGATAATGCGCGGCTGGCGCGGGTCTTCGGATGGCTGATCCCACAGCGGCATGCCGGTGGTTTCGGTGTCGTAGGCAATCATCGTTTTCGTTGCTGTCATTTCGTTCTCGCTTTTGTGGTTGGATGGGTGCTGCGGGGGATTACTCGAGGTCGCTGGGGCCGTCGTCGTCCTGCGGGTCGCTGGCCGGATCATTTCCGCCGTCGGTTTCGTCGTTGCCCTCGGTCCCCGCAAGCGGCTGGGTCTGCGTGTCGGCGTCGCCCGTGAAGTGATCGTTCAGCGCCTGCTTGCGGTTCTTCCTGGCCTGTTCCAGTTCGAACTGCTTTTTTTCGTCAGGCGGGATCAGGCTGATTTGCACCTCGGTGTCGAGCAGCTCGCTCAACTTGCCGACGTCGGCAGGATGTGTACGGGCGCGGACGATGGCGTCGTAGTGCACAGTGGCCTTGTCCTGCGGGAGGAAGTGCGTCTTGTTGATCGTGGCGTCATTGAGCACGATCTCGGATGCGCCGCCGGCGCCCGTGTGGCCGACAAACTGGTAGCCTTCCTGCGACCCTTTCCACGAAAAGCGCGGGAACGGGAATTTGAGAACGGTGTAGCGGTCCTTGTTGACCAGGTCGCCGTTCGGATCTTTGGCCCAGAAGGCTGGCTTAAGCTCGGCGTGGAACTCGTCCAGCACATCGTTTTCCATCGGCGCGCTGATGCCGATATCGCAGACGCTGTGCTCGTCGCCGTTTTCGTCCTTCTCTTTGCGGATGTTGACGCTGGTGATACGAACCATCTTGGTGTTGAGACTGAACATCGTTGCTCCTTTATGAAGTTGAGATAGGTGAGGCGGGGCGCGTTATTCCATGTTCAGGCCGGGATCGGCCGCGGCGCGCTTGGTCTTGGAGGTGGCCGCCGGCGTGGTGAATTTCTTCAGTAGGTCGCGGGAGATGCCGCGCAGCTCATCCTGCTGCTCGGTGTCGACCACGCCGGAAATCATGTCGATTGCAACCTGCAGCGTGTCAATGCTGTCGGCCTTGTGCATGGCGTCGTTCACGTTGGCGAAGGTCAGCACTGCGGCGTCGCCGTCTTCCGCCTGGTCACCCTGCTGGCTGGTCTCACCAGCAGGGCCGGCGGCCGCGCCGGTCGTCCCGCCTGCTGCGGGTGCGCTTGAGTTCGGTTGGACTTCGCCGGTATCTTGGTCGACGTCTTTCATCGGTCCGGAACGGAGCTCTTCGGTGGTCACGGTGAACGTGCCGTCGGCGCGCACGTCGATGACGTCCTGCAGCTCTTCGTGCGTGACCATGCCCATGCTGATTTCCGGCGCGTACGCGCGCTGCCAGAACGCGGCCGCACGGTAGATGAACATCTGATCCGGCATGGTCTTCCACTTCGAGCCGTTCTTTGCGTCCCAGCCTTCCGCGCGCACCATCTTCCAGTCGACCCAGATGCCTTCGAGCTTTTCGCCAGTGGCAATTTCCTTTGCCCAGGCGCGGCAGCCGTATTCGGCGTCGCCGGGCTTGCCTTTCCATTCGTAGCGCATGGTCGTGTAGCGGCCGCAGGTGTTCACGGAGGCGATCAGGAACTTGCTCGACCAGCCCGGGCTGCCATGCACGACATACAGGTTTTGCATCACCATCAGCTCGTCGGCTTTCAGGCGGCGAGCCAAGTTAAGCGCGATCATGCAGTTGGCGACGTCGCCCTGATATTGCTTCGGCACCAGCGACGAGCTGGCGAACGCCTTCGATACACGCTGCAGCAGCTCGAATCCTTGGAGGTCGAAGAATCCGGCGCTGACGACTGGTAGCGCCGCTTCGCGCTGCGGCGGATTCTGCAATGCGTTGATCGTGGTGGTGCGTTGTTCTGCTGCGGACATGGCTTTTTCTCCTGGTTGGATGGTGGTTATTCGTGGTACATGCAGGTCTTCCAGCGGGCGCAGTACTTCGGACTGCACAGCTGGGATTGAGGATTCGGCGGGAACAGGCCGGTCTTGAACATGGCTGCCGCAAACTGGATCAGCCCGGGCTTGTCTTCGGTGCCGAGCATCACGCGCTTGGCGTCGAATACCTGGCTGACGCCGACCGCGGCGGTGCTGGTGGTCTGCAAGCCGGTGATCTGCGCACCAACGGTCTCTTCGCCGTCGGTCTGCTCGGACATGATTTGATAGGTGCCGAGCTGCGCAGATCGGCCCTGAATCACCACCGCGCCCTTGGCGATCACGCGCGACCCGGTTTTCAGGTCGTTGATGACCTTGCCGCCGGCCGAGCGCACGACGCGCGCGCGGTCCATGGTGCCGGTCAACTTGACGAGGATGCCGTTGCCGCAGTCGATCACCAGCGGCTCGAGCGGCATTTCGACGGAGAGGTAATCCATCGTCGGCGCGATCTCGGTGCAGTACTTCACGCCCAGCACCAGGCCGATACGTTCGGCATCGCCAACGGTCAGGTCGTCTTGGCTGTAGTCGACGTCATATTCCGGATTGCGCAGCGTCTCGACGAACACGCCGGCGGCGTCATCGACGGAGATCGGCGCGCCGGCCAGGCGGCCGCTGTCAAACGCCGCGGTGCCGGCGTGGATTGCGGTACCGAGCTGCGCACGCAGGCCGGCGGGCTTGCGGATGTCCAGCAGGTGTTCGCCTTCCCAGCGCATGGCGCAATCGAAGAGGGAGCCCCACGACGAGGCGCGCACTTTGAATTCGCTCATTTCACACCTGCAGTAGCAAGGGCAGCGTCGATCTTGGCGCGCGCCGGCGCCGGGATGGTTGGCAGACCGTCGGCGCGGCAATCGTTGTCAGCATCGCGCACCATGGTCAGCGCCTCGACCAGCTCGTCATAGGAATTGCAGGCGCGCACGATGAACTCGACGTTCTCTGCCGTAATCGACTCGGCGACGAGGTGGCCGCCGTAGTATTCGACAGCATCGCTACCGCCCATGCCCGGCACCGGGACGTCAGCAACAACGCAACCGCGACCAGCGCGCCAAGGTGTTTTTGTATGCATGCTCATTTGGAGGCCTCATGCTGGACCGGCACGCCGAAGTCGGTCACCGGGAAGTGGCGGACGATGCGGCGGATGAAAGGCAGGTGCTGCGCGTTCAGCTCGCGCACGCGCGCTTCCTTGCGCGCTTTGAAGTCGGCTACCTGTTCGGTCGGCGCCATGGCAGCGGCGGCGAAGACGCAGAGAAGCAGGGCAATTGCGGGGAGGGCGGTTTTCATTGGGCGCGCTCCTGCAGCTTCTGCAGGGCATTGAATACGCGCCTGACTACATACGAACGAACCACCGACAGCAGCGTGAAGATCAGCACGATGCCGAGGTTTTGCTGCAGGCTGAATGCGTGGCCGAACAGCGGATAGACCACCATTCCCGCAAGAATGGAAAAGATGAAGCCGAAGGCCGTGCTGGTGCAAGCCTCAATGAGGGAAAAGCGGCGGGACTGGTTCATGTCATCCTCCGCAGCGGCTGCGCATGCACCTTGGCCGGTGCGCTGACCGGTTGCGGACCGTCGCCGGATTCATCAGCAGGCAGCACCGCCGCCAAGATGACCAGGCAGAACAGTCCGAAGGCTGCCAACAGCCAGAACAGGGCGGCCGGGCCGTAACGGAACAGCCGGCGGCGCAGGCGGCGCACGGCGGGGCGCACAGGACGGTCGATGTCGCCCAGCCATTGCCGGCGCGCGCGGCCGTTCACGCAACGGCCGATCATGCGGCACCTGCGGCGGTGAGAGCGGCGCGGGCGACGAAGCGAGGATTGCGCGCTCCGGACTTGAGGAATTCGCCATCGCTGTCGTGCCAGTGGTCTGTAACTGCCAGCATTCCTTGCAGCGCCTTCACCAGCGCGTCATGCGATTGATAGGCCGCGACCAGTTTTTCGACCAACGCATCTGCGTGTGCGGATCGAGGAAGGTCGATTCGTTGCTTTGCGGTGGCGTCAAACTTCTTGTCGCTGATGCAGAACGAAACGGACTTGGCACCGTATAGGGCGAGAATGTGCAGGTCGCTCATGCTCCGACCCCCAGCCATTCGTAATCGGGGCGCGAGCTTAGCGCTTCGCAGCGGGCATCCTCAGCCTGCTCGGCGGCGCTGGGCAGGTGACGGTCGCAGTACGCGCCGAAGTCGATCATGTCGCGGACAGAGAACAGTTCGGCGATGTCGATCGTCTGGCCGGTCAGCGTGACCGATTCGACGGTGTACGACTCGTCGCCTCGGTCGAAATAACCGTAGAAGTCCAGCAGGAGGTTGTTGTGCAGGAAGGCGTCGACCAGCTTGATCAGCTTCTTGCCGATCTGTGGCTGAACGTGTTGTGGAGTGATAAGGGCTGACATGGCGAGCCTCCGATTACAGCGACACGTTCACGAAAGTGACGAAACCTTCTTCGTCCTTCAGTGCATTCCCGTGGGCGTCGGAGACGAACTGCGCGCCACGTTCATCGGTGGAGATGAAGCGGCCTTGATCGTCTTTGGCGATGTTTGCTACTGGTGCGGTGGTTGCTGTGGACATTTTCTCGCTCCTCGGTTTGGTTCGTTTTCCGAACTGTTGGAGCAATGATAGATTCTCTATCTTTAAAATGCAAGAAAATCTATCCTAAATGATAGAAAAAATATCGCGGCGTGTTTTGTAGACGAAAAAAAACCGCCCGAGGGCGGTTGGTGAGGCGGGTTAGTCTAGCTCGGAAGTAACTTGAGAAGGCTGCTGTACGCCAGCGTTGCTGCAGGAATGGTCGTGCTTGCAATAGTCACGACGTTCGCCAGGTCTTGGACGACAGCTCGAAACTTCTCACCTTTGGTAGACGCTGCGAAGTCGTTATATTCTTTAAATCGAGTGTGCCCAAAAGCGGCGTCAACTGCTCCTTCCAGCGGCTTTAGCCCGGTCAAAAAACGCTCTTCGATTGCGGATTTCAGACTTGCCATGATCTTGAGCAGTTGTTGTTTTAATGCCGGGCTTATGTCTGAATCCGCCGATATTTCCTTTTCCAATTCGGAAAGCAACGCGTAAGTTTCATCCAAGTGATCAGCCTGTTTAGCTTTTGGATGTCGCTTGCTTTCAATAAGCATGCTTGCTGAGATCAGCCCGTTATGAGCGTGTTCATCCACTTTAGACATGACGTTGTGCCACGATGCTGTCAATTGATCGAATGCACCTGTGAATAGGTTTGTGGTTTGAGCATGCCAATGTTGCACGGTTTTTTCCTGCAAATCCGGGTACAACGATCGAAGCAGCAACAATGCGTTATCTGGAAGCGCGCTAGCGAGCGAAAGACGTCGACATAACGTCGTCCAGCTTTTCGAATCTAATGCGCGATGCCAACTTCGCATCGTAGGCTCAGTATGCGGTATCGCCCGTATCTTATCGACCAGTGTCAACAGTTGTTGCGCTGGATTGTCCCACACGAAAATGACATTGTCGTCTTCGGTTTGTTTTTCTTGCTCTGCCATTTTTTCCCTTCTTGTCGGTAAAAAACATCTCAATTTTTCGGTGCTACATATTTCTTCAGCGTCCCGTTCCTGGCATCTTTCAACACGCCGTCGATCACGGCGGTTCCGGTCGACCGCACAGTGTCTGACTTAACTAACTGGCCCGCATAGTAGGTTTGCATTTTGATAAATTCGCACGGATTCTTGCAGGATGCGGTATACGCGGCAGGGCCGTCCTTTGACTGCACCGTATAGGTGCCATTTTTTTCGCCGAGGTAGCGAAACATCAGAATCGGATTCACGGATTTTCCGGCATCAATCTCATTTTTCGACAGCGCCCCTTCGTATCCGTATTCACCGTCTTCTTCCATCGCATAGGAGTGCGCGGGCTGCATGCCTGTCTTTATACAGTTGAGGATAATGGAGTAGCGACTGCTCGGTACCTTTGCGCATCGCTCAACGAGATTTTGTGGAACATTTGCCAAACCTATCATCGCGGTATAAGCCTTTGTCTCGTCCGCAACGCACTGTTGTCGCTGCACCTCTCCGAAGTCACGGTTACACATTGATACGATCAATTGTTCCGGCTGATCGGCGGTTGCGTGTTCCGAGGGTGTTGACGAAGCGGGCGCCTCGGTTTTTTTGGAGTCGCGGCATCCCGACAGGGTCATTGCTGCAACAAGCGCGACTACAAATAGGAGTTTGGACATGGTTTTTCCTTATTCGCTGCCAGGCGGTGGGCCTGGCGATTTTTTTATAGGAAACGCATAGATTGTGGCAGAAGGGAACGGAAGCGTTCCTTGCCGTGGGTCGGCCTCAGCTGGCCTTCGCACTTTTAATTGGGTTTTTCTTATGCCACCTTTCGACGGCATGGGTCACATCATCGTCCAGCCTAGATTTTTCCTCTTGGTCCATAAGGACGTAAAGCTTGAAATCCACAGTGAAGGGCCAGCCAGCAGCCTGTTTTACTACTATAGGTAGAGCAAACGAAGTACCTTCGAACAACGGCGCTAAGTCTGCTTCGCAAATTTGTGCGATCCGTTTGATCTGCGAAAAGCTCGGCTCATGCCGGCCGTTCTCCCAGCCTGACACGTTCCCGCGCGTCACACCCATCTGTTCGGCCAGTGTTTCCTGCTTCATATGCACGGCCTTACGAGCAGCAGTAATCCAGTCTTTTATTTCCATTGCGACATCGTAAAGAAAATCTGTCGTGGTTTGCGATAGTTTTTCTTGCCTATTAAGGATAGATATTCTATCCTTTGCGTAATTGTCACTCTTTAATGGATTCTTCATGGAACACCCTATTGATAAAGCGATTCGTATCAGCGGCCTAAAAACCGTCACGGCGCTGGCCCGGGAGCTTGGAGTTACCCGTTCCGCCGTCGACCAATGGAAGGAAGACGGCCGCCGCGTCCCACCAAAACACTGCCCAGAGATTGAAAAACTCTCACTTGGCGAGGTGAAGTGCGAGGAACTCAACTCCGAGGTCGACTGGGAATATGTGCGCTCCACCAGTCAAATGCCTGCGGCAGACATCACCGAACCCGACAAGGTGACTTCATGAGCGCAGACACAGTCTCGCCGGAAGTGCTTGAAAGCACCCGCACGAATGCTGCACAACTTCAGGCGGTGATCATGCAACGCCTTGCAGAGGTGACGAGGGCGCGTGCAGCCACTTGCATGGGCGTGTCAGGCAGCACGGTCAGCCGCATGGCGACCGACGATCTTGACCAGCTCGCGCTGCTGCTGGCGGCGCTGGACCTGAAAGTGGTGTCGGCCGACTCGATCGTCTGCACGCAGGAAGAACTGCGGTTCTACAAGGTCGGTGCGTTCAAGTTTCTGCAGGCCGATCTGGAGAAGGACCGGATGATGTTCTCGCGCGAGCAGTGGGAAAAGGCAAGACCATGACCCGCCCCCCCGTCCTGCGCGACGCGATCATGGGCGCTCTGCAAGACCATGGCCCGCTGACCGCGAAACAGATTTCCTTGCACATCTACGGCGAGACGAAAATCAACGCGCCGGGCGTGCGCAAGGCAATCTGGTTCATGGTCGACATCGGCTTTCTGACTTGTGACAAGTCGGTGCCGCGCAACCACGTCTACACGCTTACCGACACGGCACCGATCCGGCAAACGATCCGCTCTGCGAAGGAATTCAAGGTGCCGCCGCAGCTGCGCGGCCCGGTTCTCTCGCCGCTGGCCTGGTCCATACGTCACCTGCTGGGGGCGGCATGCTGATTTTTTTTGCCCGGCTGCGTAGGACTGCGCTGTCATCCACGTCGGTGTTTTCCTGCGGAGATCACGCATGACCGTCAAGCACGTCGTATCCATGTCGGGTGGAAAAGACAGCACGGCCACCGCCATCTTGGCGCTGGAGCAGCACGGCGCCGGTGCATGCCGGTTCGTGTTTGCGGACACCGGCAACGAGCATGAGCAGACTTATGAATATGCGCTCGACTACCTGCCGCGCGCGCTCGGCATCAAAGTCAATGTGGTGAAGGCCGACTTCACCGAAGAATTCGAAGTGAAGCGCCTGAACCTGGCGCGCCTCGCAGCGGGTGAGCCAGAAAGTGCTGTATATGGCAAACGAAAATTCCTTTATCAATGGACGCCTGCGACGGCCAAGCGCGCATTGGAAGTTCTCTATCCGACCGGCAATCCATACCTCGACATGTGCATGCTCAAAGGCGGCTTCCCGTCTCGCAAGCGCCAGTTCTGCACCGACTACCTGAAAACTCAGCCGCTGACCGAGTTTGCGCTCGATCTGATCGACGCGGGCGACGCCGTTTGGTCGTGGCAAGGTGTGCGCATCGACGAGAGCACCTCGCGGCGGGATCGCCTGCAGGGCACCGGCGCATGTGTGAAAGCGTTCGAAGTTGTGGGAGGGGGCCTCTACAACTACCGCCCGATCCTACGCTGGAATGTCGGCGACGTATTCGAGGCGCATGCGCTGGCCGGGATCAAGCCGAACCCACTTTACAAACAAGGCATGACTCGAGTCGGCTGCATGCCTTGCATCAATTGCCGCAAATCTGAACTGCACGAGATTGCTCGACGCTTCCCTGAACATATCGAGCGGATCGCGACCTGGGAACGCCTGGTGTCCGAGGTATGCCGGCCGCGCAGTCCCGTCTCTTTCTTCCATCTTGGAACCCAGGGGCATCAGGGCCAAGCCTCGACAATTCATTCGGTCGTCGAATGGGCGCGCACATCGCGCGGAGGCAGGCAGTTCTCATTGCTTGAAGACATCGACGAGCCAACCGCGTGCTCGTCAGCATATGGACTGTGCGAATGACCGATCTACCCGAACCGCTGACCCCGGCCGACTGCGATTTGCGTGACTTTCTGTTCATGCCGCTGGACGTTTTGCGCCTGCGCGACAGCGATATTGCCGTAATTTCTTCTGGAGACGAGTTTCGCTGTGCAGTTTTGCTTTGGTGCGCATCCTGGCATCAAGTGCCTGCCGCTTCACTGCCTGACGATGACGTCATTCTGTCCGGGTTGTCCGGCTTCGGCCGCGTCATCAGGGAATGGAAAAAGGTGCGCGATGGCGCACTCCGTGGCTGGATCAAATGCAATGACGGTCGCCTGTATCACCCTGTGGTGGCGGAAAAGGCCAATGAGGCATGGCGCGGCCGCCTCGACTATCGGGAGAAAAAAGAAGCCGAGCGCGTGCGCAAAGCGAACTTGCGTGCCGCCCAAAGGGCAGCGGAAGAAGCCGAGCAGGCATCGCGGAATGCTGCAAATTGTCCGCCGGATAAGCAGGATTTGTCCGCCGGACAAAATACCGGTGTCCAACGGACAGACCCCGGAAGTCCGCCGGAAAACGCTCTGAGAGGGACAGTGGACAGTGGACAGTGGACAGTGGACAGTGGAGAGGGACAGTTAACATCAAAACCACCAGCGTCATCTGTTGCCTCAACCTCACCAGCACCAGCGGAAGCCGGTGACCGCGACGACTCGCCACCGAAAGAAATCTCGCGCAACGTCGAAATCTCGATCCTGCTGCGCAAGCTGGGCGTCAAGCCCATGACCGGCATGCATGTGCTGGCCGTCGATTGGGGAATGAACCCGAAGATCACCGACCAGCTGCTGACCGACGCCGTTGAACATGCGCGGCAGTTCAAAGGCCCGAAGGTCGATATCCATCCGAACTACCTCAAGCCCATCCTCGAGGAAAAGCTCAACCCGCCGCCGGCCCGCGAAGACAACAGCTGGCGCAGGACGCATGAGGGCATCGACGCCAAAGCGCGCGAGCTGGGTCTGACCGCGCACGAACGTACCTACGAAGAATTCGCCGAGCGGATCGCCCGCACGATCAAGGAACGCAAGGCCCAGCAGCAGAAACCTGACCAGGGAGAAGCAGCATGACCCACGACGTTGACAGCAGCAAATGCGCAGCCTTCGGCTGCCCGTGCGCCGGCACCAGCCGCAGCAGCACATCCGGCGGCACGCAATGGCTTTGCCCGCACCACATCGGCAGCGACTTCGGTTCCTGGCAGCGCATCACGACTGAGCTGAACCGCCTGAGCTGGCTGCTGGACGTTTGCAACGGCATCCGGATTTTCTACGGCACCGAGAAGTGGGAAAAGGTCTACCGCGCAATTCAGCGCGACATCGTCAGCCACCAGCGTAGCGACCTGCTGTACATCCCCGACGCCGACCTGACGGTCAGCAACTGGCTGCGCCGCCTCGATACCGAAATCAATCGCTCTGTCGGCCAGTACCGGCAGGCGGAAATCATTGTCAGCCCCGGGCAGGCGCCGAGCACGATGAAGCGTGTGCAGCTGTCCATGCCGGCGCATGCCTGAAATGCCCAGCGGCCGCTACGACCTGACGAAGCTGGACGACTGCGTCCGGCTGCTCGAGAGCACCAGGCCACGCAAGGACTTGGCCGAGGCGATGTTGACAGCCATCAGCCGCACGCCGGGTGCTCCGACCCGTGACGAGATTCTGACGAAAATGAAGGAACAGACCCTATGAAAATGCTCAATCGTGATCAGGTCCTCGAACTGGCCGGGAAGACGATGGCGAAGCCAAATTACAACCTCTTTGTCCATCTGTTGGATGCTGAGATTCAGCGGTCTGCTGGTGCGGAACAGATAGGTTCAAAGGTGACCAGCCTTCCGCTGAACGGCTTCGCACCTACAAACGACGATATCGCCAAGCACCTGCGCGAGCAGGCCGATGCCGTCGAGGCCGGCACATTCACCGATCTGCGTACGGTTTTCATCGTCTACGAAACTGTCGATGGCGCGCTCAAGCGCCAGACCTGCGGCGCGCCCTGCGACCTGGCGCGCGCGATGGGAATTCTTTTCATGGCAGCCGCCCAGGGGAGCGTATGAGCACCACACCAATCTCGCCGGCCGCCGAGGCCGAGTTCAAGCAGGCCATCCGCACCATGAGCGTGAACATGCAGGCGGCCGTTGACGAGCTGGTGCACGCCACCCCAGCAATGGTTGCCGCCGCGCTCAACGGCGGCACGCTGACCTGCGTCAGCTGCGGAGCCAAGACCGACGCACGCGGTGCGCTGCCGTGCGGCCACTGATTTCTAATTTTCGAAAGATCGAAAACATGAATCCAATTACCATCACCTTGCCTTACCCGATCAGCGCAAACGCCTACTGGCGCACGCGCGTCATCAAGCCGAAGAGCGGCGGCGCTCCGCTGGCTATGACCTACGTGTCGGAAGACGCCAAGATCTACAAGCAGCAGGTCGGCTGGGCGCTGAAGTCTGCCGGCGTGCGCAAGCCCATCACCGGCCGCGTAACGCTCGACATCGTTCTTTATCCGCATCGTCCGCAGGACTGGCAGAAGCGCCAGCGCGTGCACGGAGCCGCATGGGATGACACGGTCCAGTGCATCGACCTCGACAACGCCAACAAGGTGCTGCTCGACGCCATGAAGGAGATCGCATTCGAAGACGACAAGTGGGTGCGCAAGATCGTCGCCGAGCGCGCGGAGCCGGACGACAAGGGCGCGCGCGTGATCGTCACCATCACGTCGCTGGCGGTCGAGCAGCCGCAGGATTCTCTTTTCGCGGACTTGCCAGCATGACCAACTTGCACCAGATCGCAAACCTGCGCGCCAAGCGGCTGGCGCGCATCAAGATCAAGAACAAGTTGTACTCCGGGCGTGCGCGCTGCGCCAAGTTCCGCGTAGGAATCAGCATCGATGCTCAGTGGCGCCAGATGATGGGCCACTTTTATGATCTGCTGTTTTGGAATGAAGGGATGCCATGACGCTGTCGTACCGCGCCTACCGCGACCCGCTGGAACAGCTGCTGGAACGCGAGGCCAGGACATGCAAGGGCTGCGCCTTCGCCGTCAAGGTGTTCGACAGAGACACCTGCAGCAAGGGTAAGAAACACGGCACACGCTGCCGGCAATACATTGAACGAGAGGGAAACACCATGCTACAGCGCGCGAAGAAACCAGAACCGGCCAACTGGCGCCAGCAGGATGGCGTCGAGCTTTGCCTAGATTTGTGGGGTTGGTGGATGACGTTGAACGACCGCGACTTGGGCGTGAAGGGCGGCAGCCGGGCGGATAGCGAAAGCGACGCCGCCGCGGTGAAGCGCGACATCGAGATCGCCGAGGCTACCGACGCCATGATGCAGGGCATGCGGCCGATTCACCTGTGGGCGTTCAAGAAAAAGTTCGGCCTGGCGCGCGTGTGGAACTATCCGCACGCCGATCTGGCGGTCGTGTACGAAGAGGCCGTTGCGATTTTGGAACCCAAATTGAAGAAAAATCTTGCAACCCGGACGTTGTTTGGGTAAATTCCAGTCACAGGCCGTTTTCGCTCGTCCAGAGAAATGTAAAACGGCTTTGCACAAAGCCCTGATCGCCCCCTCGATCGGGGCTTTGTGCATTTCTGGACCTGAAGACTAGCCATCAGCGGATGCCGCGCCTGCCGCATGCTCACCGCCGCCGGGACGCTGTAACCCGGCAACAGAATTCGCGGACCATGTCCGCAAAACCGCGTCTCCTCCTACCCTCGGGTTGGACTTGCCCGCCTCCGGAAACGGTCGCGGGCTTTTTTATTCCGGCCGCGCTCGATGCGCGGTCTTTCGAAGGACTCACATGGCTGATCTATGTGGGGCAAAGACTCGCGCCGGCGGGAAATGTCAAAAAGCCCCGATGTCGGGTAAGAAGCGGTGCCGCCTGCATGGCGGCCTGAGCACTGGTGCCAAAAGGCAAAACACCGCCAACAACGCATTCAAGCACGGGTTCTATTCCGATGCCCTGCAGCCTGACGAGCGCAAGCTGTGGGACCGCGTCGAAATCGGCAGCGTCGACGACGAAATCAAGCTGATGAAAATCAAGCTGCACCGCTTGGTGAAGCTGTCCGGCAGTGAGGATGTGGCCGATTTGGTAGACGCCGCGATTGAGGTGACCCAGAAGATGGACACGCACCCCAAGGTCGGCACCTTCGACAAGTCTGAAATCAAGGTGAAGGCCGCGCGCTACGGCGATCTGATCATTCAGGCGCTGGACGCTATCCGCAAGTTGGAGATTGCGCGGCTTAACCTGGCGCTGGGCAAAAAAGAACTGGAGAAGGACGACCCAGACGCAAATGCCGTTGAAGGTTTCGAGGTGGTGGAATATGACGACTAGGCGCGTTATTCGCACCCGCGCGACGGCGCCCCAGACAGCGTTCGCCAACTCGGAAAGCCAGTTCCCGGCGTTCGTCGGCGGTTTTGGCTCGGGTAAGACGCAGGCCGGGATCAACCGCACGATGCGGTTGAAATTCAAGTATCCGCGCCAGGACACCGCCTACTATCTGCCGACCTATGACTTGGTTCGGATGATCGGATATCCACGGTTTCAGGCCGTGCTTGACGCGGCAAAGATCAAGTACCGGCTGAACAAGTCCGAGCACACGCTTGCGATTGCCGGCAAGGGGACGATCATTTTCCGCACGCTGGACAATCCGGACCGCATCGTCGGTTACGAGGTTGCCGACAGCGTGGTCGACGAGCTGGACACGCTCAAGACCGACGACGCCCGCCGCGCCTGGCAACAGATCATCGCGCGTAACCGGCAGAAGAAGCCGGACGGCGCGCTGAACACGGTGGCTGCGGCGACCACGCCGGAAGGATTCAAGTTCGTCTACGAGCAGTGGGCGAAAAACAAGCTCGAGGGCGACGGATACGAACTGATCCGCGCCAGCACGTACAGCAATTCGCGCAACCTGCCAGCCGGTTACATCGACTCGCTGAAGCGATCCTACCCATCGCAGCTGATCGCCGCGTATCTGGAAGGGCAGTTCGTCAACTTGACCGCCGGCGCGGTGTATCCCGACTTTGATCGGGCCCTGAATCACACGCCGGAGTCGATCGCGGAAGGCGAGGAGTTGCACATCGGTCTCGATTTCAACGTGTACAACTGCAACGCGCCCGTCGCCGTCATCCGGCTGGGCGTGCCGCGCATTCTGGCTGAGCTGGTGAAGATGCGGGACACCCCGCATGTCTGCCAGACGATCAAGGAAAAGTACCCGAACCACAAGATTTACGTTTACCCCGACGCATCCGGCAACAGCAACAGGACGGTCAACGCGACGGAAAGCGACATCAAAATCCTTGAGCAAGCCGGATTCACGGTGCGCGTGCCAAGCAAGAACCCGTTCGTGAAAGAACGCGTGCTGGCAGTCAACTCGCTGGTGTGCAACTCGGTGCAAGAGCGCCGCTTGCTGATCAACACGCTGGCGTGCCCGAACCTGACGGAGTGCCTGGAGCAACAGATTTACGACAAGAACGGCGAGCCGGACAAGTCGGACAACAAGGACCACTTGCCCGACGGTCTGGGCTATTTCGTGCACTTCCATTGGCCGATCATCAAGCCGACGGTGTCGAGAGTCGTCCGAGTGCAACACATGAACCGGTAGTTTGTTGTCAGACCCGAAGCGCAGCGTGGGGATATAACGGCGCAGGTGTCGACGAAGACGAGGCACGGCTCCTTCCCGTTTTGTGCGGCGGGTCTTTCCGGGCGCGGGCGACACCACTTTATTGAAAACACATGTTCAAAACCATCAAAAGTAAGCTGCCGCGGGATATCGATCTGCCGCAACGGGCCTACGATCTCGCGGTGCTGACCAGCATCATCGAGGGTTGCTTCTACGACCATCTGCCGTACAGCTTTGTCGACGAGTACAACCAGGCCGGCGAATACATCATCCTGTCGCAGCGCCGGCCGAGCGTGAAGTACGGCCTCTGCCGCATCGTGGTCGATGACTCGGTTTCACTGCTGTTCTCGGAGGGGCATTTCCCATCGGTCGTCTGCAAGGACGAGAAGACGCGCGACGCCCTGGCCAAGATCATCAAGGAAGCCAAGCTGAACGAGGTGATGATCACCGCCGCGACGTGGGGCAGCGTCGGCAGCGTCGCGATCCAGATGCGCGTGCTCGGCAATCGCGTGTTTTTCTGCGCGCACAAGACCGTCTACCTCACGCCGACGTGGAAGGCCGACGCGCCGGACACGCTGGAAAAGGTAACCGAGAAGTACAAGGTCAAGGGTGAAGACCTGAAGGCCAGCGGCTACACGATCAATGACGACGAACTCAAGGTTGATTTCTGGTTTCAGCGGGAATGGAACGAGCAGGAGGAAACTTGGTTTGTGCCGTGGAAGGTCACCAAGGACAAGGATGAAACTGCGCGGGTCCGCGACGCTAAAAAATCCACGGAACACAAGCTGGGCTTCGTGCCAATGGTCTGGGTTCGTAATATGCCTGGTGGCGATGACGTCGACGGTGCGTGCACCTTCACGCTGGCCATCGACGACAACATCGAGATCGACTATCAGCTGTCGCAAGCAGGGCGCGGGTTGAAATACAGCGCCGACCCGACGCTGGTGATCAAGGAACCGGCAACCGCTGACGGAGAGTCCGGCGATATCGTCAAAGGCGGGGGCAACGCCCTTGTCGTCGACAAGGATGGTGACGCGAAGCTGCTGGAAATCGCCGGTACCGCGTCCGACGCTGTCATCAACTACGTCAAATGCCTGCGCGAGATGGCGCTGGAGACCATCCACGGCAACCGCTCCAATGCGGACAAGCTGAGCGCGGCGCAGTCTGGCCGGGCCATGGAATTGATGAATCAATCGCTGATCTGGCTGGCTGATCGCCTCCGGATCAGCTACGGGGAGGGCGCGCTGCTCGATCTGCTGAACATGATCGTGCTGGCCAGCAAGCAATTCAAGCTGGTGAATAAGCGCGGCATCGCCTACGGCGACCTGGCGGACTCCGAGGAAATTTCCCTGCGCTGGCCGCCGTGGTACGCCCCAACGTACGCCGACAAGCAGACCGAGGCCGATACCTTGGGTTCGCTGACCGGCGCCAAGCTGCTGTCCCGGGAGACCGCCACGGCAACGATAGCCAAGTCCTACGACATCGACGATCCGGACGACGAAAAACGCAAGATCGAGGCTGAACCTCCGATCGAGCCACCGCCGACCGCTGCGTCGAAGTTGAAGAAGCAACCGCCGGAGCAGTCTGACGACTGATCCTTACCGCAACAGGCCGCCTTGATGGTGGCCTTTTTCTTACGGAGGGCTTGATGCCCATCGAAAAAGCACTTGCACTTGGAACGACGATTGCTCAGGACGCAGCGAAACGGCTCGATGCCCCGCGCGTGCTGATCTTGACCCAAGAATCTGATGGGTCGACGGTCCTCTACACCCACGGATTTCTCTCTCACGCCCAGATCAACAATGTTCTTTCGGTCGGGATTCACGCAAACCTCAGTGATCACGATCGCTTTGTCCTGGCCGGGGCGGCCGGAGAGGAAGCCCAAGAAGTAGCGCGCCACATTCAACTTTCCAATGCGAGTTAAACCATGATGAAATCCGCCTTATACCGTTTCTTGTTCACCTTCCGCCTGTTCCAGCTGTACGTCGATGACCCCAACGGCGGCGGCGGTGACCCGACGCCAAAGCCGGCCGCGAAGCCGGAACCTGAAACGTTCTCCCGCGAGTACGTGACTGAACTGCGCCAGGAGAACGCCAGCTATCGCACCAAGGGGGCCGAAGCCGCCAAGCGTGCGGAAGATGCCGAAGCTGCGGCGAAGAGGGCGCAGCAAGAAGCTGACGAGAAGGTCGCCAACGCCGGCAAGGCCGCGAACGAGCGCATCATCCGCGCTGAGCTGAAGGCGGTTGCCGTCAAGGCGGGCATGGTCGATCTGGATGGCCTTAAGCTGGCAGACCTGTCCAAAGTGACTCTCGACGACCAGGGCGAAGTGCAAGGCGCCGCTGAGCTGATGGAAGCGCTGAAGGCCGAAAAGCCATATCTGTTCGGCGCGACATCCAACTCCAGCACGCCTGAAAAGACTCCAAAACCGAAGCCGGCTGAAACGAAGAAGGCGACGGAGATGGACGACAAGGAATACGCCGCCGCAAAGAAGGCACTTGTCAGCGGCAAGTAACACAACATCACCACCCATCGGGGCCAGACGCCCAGGGGAAGAACGCAATCCATTCTTTTTCTGAGGGCTTACCATGGGTATTCAAAATTTCCCGGCTGCGCTGCAGCCAATCATTCAACAGGGCTTTCTGGAGCGTGAGTTCCAGGAAGGCATCCACTCCCGTCTGGGCTTCCGCGCCATCGCAGACCGTGAGCAGTTCCCGAATAAAATCGGTGAAACGGTCACGAAGACGCGCCGCGGTCTGAAAGCTCCCACCACCACGCCGCTCAATCCATCGTCCAACACCAACCTGGACAACGGATTGACGCCGGCATCATGGACCGTCGAGCAGTACACCCTCGGCATCAACATGTACGGCGACACGATCGACCTGAACATGGTCACGCAGGGCGTCGGCATCGCGAAGCAGTTCATGGAAAATGCCAAGGTCAATGGCGTGCAATCCGCGCAGTCGCTGGACCGTCTGGCGCGCAATGCTCTCTATGGCGCCTACCTCGGCGGCAATACTCGCGTGCGCACGACTCTGGGTGCACCCGCCACCACCGTGGCCGTCGACGACATCCGTGGTTTCCAACAAGTGTTCTCCAACGGCGTCCTGATCCCTGTTTCGGGCTCCACCCCGATGACAGTCGTTTTCGGTGGAAACACCTACAACGTCACCGGCGCCATCGCCGACGGTTCCAACGTGTCCACTGCACCGAATGGTGTGTCGGGCACCTTGACCACCAGTGCAAACGTTTCGATTGCTGATGGCACCGCAGGCAACGCCGTGATCGCGTCGGTGGCCCCGTTCGTCGTGCGTCCGAATGGCCGCACCACCACCGCAGCCCTCCAGGCAACCGACTACCTGACCATGCAGGACTGCTTGACTGCTGTTGCAACCATGCGCAGCAACAACGTCCCGCCCGCAGAAGGCGGCTTGTACAACTGCTATCTGGACGACAAGCAGCTGCTGGGCCTGTTCAAGGACGGCGATTTCAAGCTGCTCTATCGCGGCGCCTATGGCTCCGAAACGTACAAGTCTGGCCAGATCATCGAACTGCTGGGCCTGCGTTTCATCCCGACCAACGAAGCGCCGCAGCAGACGCTGGGTGGTGTCAACGTGCACCGCGCCGTCGTGTGCGGTCAGGGCGCGCTGATCGAAGGCGACTACGCCAGCACCGGCTATTCGGACGTCGACAACCCCGACTCGCTCAAGGTTATGGTGGACGACATCTGCATGGTTACTCGCGAGCCTTTGGACCGCCTGCAACAGATTGTCGCTCAGTCCTGGTACTGGATCGGTGGCTTCTGCGTGCCGACCGATATCACAGCGAACCCGACCATCATCCCGACCGCGACGAACTCGTATTACAAGCGCGGCGTGGTGATCGAATCGGCGTAACTGCCGGTTCTCTTCTCAACGCAATCGACAGAATGGCGGAGCTGGTCTCCGCCATTTTTTCTAAGAATGGAGAACGATATGACCAAAGCTAAGAAACCGGCCGCTGGTACGCCAAAGCAGCCGGCAGCACCGAAGGCGCAGGCAGCGAAACAGCAATCCCCGATCGAAACAACATCACCACCGCCAGGCAACGCGCCCGCTGGCGCACCCGGCCCGCGTGAGCCGGTCGTCCAAGCCGCCGCCGCACCGGCAAAGGCCGCCAAGGCGAAGTTGCCGGAGTCGGTGACGCTGGACGCGCCGCACGGCTTCATCGATGAGGATGAGCGCAATCGTCACTGGCATGCCGGCGCGGTCGTGACGGATCCCGATGAAATTCAGCTGCTGATCGAGCGCAAAGCGCCCCTGGTCGGCATCAATCACGACGAGGTGTGAAATGGCATTAACCGATGCTGAGAAGGTCGATATCCGGCGCTACTGTGGCTTCCAGATGTTCGGCGGCCAGCCGGTGCAGGCCTTCGGGCATCGGTTTTACACCCACTACGGCACGCTGGAATTTCGCATGACGAACATGCTGCCGGAAGAGGAAGTTGTTGCACGTCAGTTCCTGACCGACCTGCACGGGCTGGAGGCGGACATTCCCGCCTCGCGCGACAACCTCGATACCGACCAGGCGGCGGTCTGGAAGCACAACAGTAAGGAAGTGCGCGATCGCACGCGGCTGTATCGGCAATGGCGGCGTGAGCTTTGCGCGTTCATCGGCATTCCGCCCGGTCCCGGCTTGACGCCTGGGGGAATTCGGCTGGTGGTGTGATGGACGCAACGAAACTTCAAACAAAAATCTATAAGGGCTACGGCCAGGCGGCAAAGCGGCTCGGCATGCCCTATGCGCAGTACCGGCCGACCGGCGCCGGCGATCCTTTGGCGACGTCGATCGGCACCATCCTGACGGCCTTGAATGCCGAGGATATGAGCTACGGCAAGCCAAACCGCTACGGCGCGCCAGTATGGTACGGGCTGTTTGATGCGCGCACCACTCAGGTCGGTGACTATCTGGTGGGCTCGCAAGGCACGTTCTTCATCGCCAGCCAGCAGCTGCACCTGCCGATTCAGGTTGTTGAGTGCAACCGAAAGGTCCGCATATCGCGTGCGGCAGCACAGCCTGGCGTAGGCGCTGTCGGTTATGGCGGACCGTGTGGCGATGCAGACGACCAGTATCTGATCGGTGACGGCAGCGGTGTGGGGTCAGGCTGGCCGGCGTCGATTCTGCTGTTTGGCCAGCGCGAGAAGGCGATCAGCGGGTTGCCTGGCTCATCTCAGCAGGTTGGCTGGCGCATCCTGCTGCCGGCGTCGATACCGTCGTCCGTGATCATCCAGGCAGCGGACACGATTTCAGACGATATCGGGCGCCGCTACATCGTTCAGGGTGCGGAGCTGACCGACATGGGTTGGCGCATCACTACTTCGGAGCTGCACGCATAATGGCCGACCTCTCAGACGTCAGTAACATGCTGGTCGGCCAGATCGCGGCGTACCTGTACCCGAACGGGACCAGCAATCCAATTTCGCCTGCGGTGGGGTTCCCGGTCAAGGTGTTCGCCGGCTGGCCGCAACCTGAAGCGCTGACGCAGGATCTCGCCGCCGGGATCGGATACATCAGCGTCTACCCGCTGCCGACAGAAAAGATTCTGCCGTCGACGTTGCGCGACTGGCGGCTGTTATCGATGCCGCCGGCCACCATTGCGGCGGCTGTGTCGGGCCAGTCGATCACGCTGTCAGGAACGACTCAGACCGGTCAGAACGTTGCCGTCATCGTGGACGGCAAGAACTATGTTCTGGCGGTACAGGAATCCGACACGCTGGCGTCTATCGCTTCGGCGCTGGCAACCTTGATCAGCGTCGACCAGGCCGCCACATCGAGCGGCGCGGTTCTGACCATCCCGGGAGCGCATGCTATCGCCGCACGGGTAGGTGCCGTCGGCACCATGATTCGTGAGCTGCGCCGGCAGAGAAAGATTTTCCAGATTTCAGCATGGGCGAACTGCTACAGCGAACGCGACCAGCTGGGACAGGCGGTCGACCAGGCATTGATGCCGCTCGAGCGCGCCGACTTGCCTGACGGTTCGATGGCCGTTTTTCACTATCAGAGCAGCCGCCAGGATGACAGCCAGCAGAAGCAGCGGATTTACCGCCGCGACCTGCTGTACGCGATCGACTATTCGACAACCCAGACCACAGACGGCACCAGCGTCGTGGCGCCCGTGCTCGCCATTGTCGGCGGCAGCGACGTTTGACTACCACCACCACCTTTGAGGCTGTTATGACACTCACCGTAATCCATTCCTTCGGGAAATATCAAAAGGGCGACCAGATCGTCGACCAGGCCGAAATCGCGGCAATCGTCGGCTCCGAACAGGAGGTGTACGTCGTCCGTACGCCGGATCTGCTGGCGGAGACGAAGCCGAAAGCCAAGTAATTCACTAACTCAACACTGCAATCCAAGGCCGCTATTTGCGGCCTTTTTCTTTTTCGGAGGCTTTCATGCCGGTTTCCCAGTATGGTTCGATCAATCTGACGGCACTGATCGTCCCTGACGTCTACGTCCAGATTCTCCCGCCTCAAAATACCCTGATCAACGGCCTGCCAACCAATATCCTCGGCGTGGTCGGCACCGCAACATGGGGCCCGGTCAACTCGCCAACGATTGTCGGCGGTATGTCTGACTATGCGCAGACCTTCGGCGCCGTGATGCCACGCAAATATGACCTCGGCACGGCAATCGCCATGGCGGTGCTGCAGGGTGCGAACAACTTCCGCGGTGTGCGCGTCACTGATGGCACCGACACCGCCGCTACCGCCTCAATCGGCACATCACCAGTGAACATCACGTTCACCGGTAAGTACACCGGGACCAAGGGTAACCTGATCCAAGTCACTATCTCCGCCGGCTCCGCCGCGAGCAGCTGGCGTGCCGTGGTCTCGATGCCAAATCAGGTGCCGGAGACCTTTGACAACATCACCGGCACTGGCGCTGCACTATGGGCAAACATGGCGGCCGCAATCAACAATGGTCAATCCGGCCTGCGTGGGCCGTCGCAGTTCATTGTCGCGAGCGCTGGCACCGGCACTACCGCGCCGGCGGCTGGATCCACAACGCTGTCAGGCGGCACCGACGGCGCCACGACGATCACCAGCGCGGTGCTGCTGGGTCAGGACACCACGCCGCGCAAAGGCATGTATGCGCTGCGCAGTACGTTCACCAGCGTCGCGATGCTGGCCGACTGCGACGACTCGACCAGCTGGACCACGCAAATTGCCTTTGGCCTGTCCGAGGGCATTTACATGATCATGACCGGCCCTGCTGGCGATACGATCAGCAACGCGGTCAGCGTCAAGGCAACCGCCGGCATCGACAGCTACGCCGGTAAGCTCATGTTCGGCGATTGGATGTACTGGCAGGACACCGCCAACAATCAGCTGCGGATGGTGTCGCCGCAAGGCGCGGTTGCCGGCCGCCTTTCCAACCTGTCACCCGAGCAATCGAGCCTCAACAAGCCGTTGTATGGCATCGTCGGCACGCAAAAGTCGATGACCAATAACGTTTACTCGTCGGCAGAGCTGCAAGCGCTGGCGCAGGCCGGTATCGATGTTGTGACGAACCCGATCCCTGCAGGCAATTCGTTCGGTGTGCGCATCGGTCACAACTGCAGCAGCAACCCGGTGATCAACGGTGACAACTACACCCGGATGACGAACTATCTGGCCTACACGCTCAACAGCGCGATGGGCCTGTTTGTCGGCAAGTTGCAGTCCGGTCGCAAGAACGACCCGCTGCGCCGGCAGTGCAACGCCACGATCAGCAACTGGTTGCAGTCGATGAAGGGCGACGGCGACAACGTCGGCATGATCGACGACTTCAGCAGCCAATGTGACGACCGCAATAACCCACCAAATCGTGTCTCGCTTGGCTACATGCAGGACGACGTGAAGGTGCGCTATCTGGGCGTCGTCGAGAAGCTGATCGTCAATCTGGAGGGTGGGCAATCGGTCACCATCACGCGCCAGGGCGTCAGCCCGGCATAACCCTACAAACCTCAATAAGCCCGCAACCGCGGGCTTTTTCCTTTTCTGGAGGGCGCTATGCCTATCAATGGCTTTTCAGTAGGCCGCGACGTGTCGCTGGACATCGTCACTGCTTCCGGCCCGCTGTCGTTCGGGCTCATCACCAAGTTCTCGCGCAAGCAGGACACGACCGAAAAGAAGATCAAGGGCATGGACGGCATTACCCGTCCGGTCCGATTCTTCGACGGCTGGTCCGGCACGTTCGACATCGAGCGCCAGGACGACACGCTCGACAGCTATTTCGCCCAGGCCGAAGACGACTACTACAGCGGCTTCAATGAGGCCAGCAGCACAATTACCGAAACCATCACCGAAGTGAACGGTTCGGTGAGCCAATATCGCTACATCGGTGTGGTGCTCAAATATGACGACGCCGGCGAAGCATCCGGCGACGATACCGTCAAACAAAAGGTGTCCTTCGTGGCATCCCGTCGCATCAAGGTGTCCTAATGGCAAAGCCGACAGTGAAAGTCAACGTGAACACGGCCTCGGAAGAGGTCGTGCAGGCGGTCGCGTCCCCGACCACGGTTTCCGACAGCAAGGGGCGATCAATTCTTTTGCGCTATCCGGGCGTGTTGGCGCAGTTCCGCATCATTGAGGTGATCGGCGGAACGAATCAGGCCTACATCAACATGGTGTTGCCGCTGATTTATGTGGCTGCCATCGATGGCGACGTCATTCCGCCGCTGCGCACGAAAGCCGAAATCGAGGCGTTGATTCAGCACCTGGACGAACACGGCCTGGTTGCCGTGAGCGAGGGCGTGGAAGCAAACTTCGCCGCGCAGGATCCGGAGGCTGACAAGAAGGCGTTAAAAAAGTAGTTCGGTCGGGGCCGATCCGGGAGGCGCTGTTCCTGGTCAAGAACGGCGTGCCGTTTGATGTCGCGTTTGCTCTCGACCATGTGACGCGCGCTGGCTGGTCCATCATCTTTTCGGAGATGGAAGGCGCTAAGTTCGACTTCAGCACGATGACCTTCATGGATTCCTGAAAATGAAAGAGTTCACCAGCCTTGGGCAGTTTGCCTTGCATCTGCTGTCTTTACAGGCCGCGACATCGATATCGCTACATCGTGGCCTGGAGAAGGTCGCGGCAGCGGTAGAGAAGACTGCGAAGGCAGAAATCGGCACCTACCAGCAGGCAATCGGCCCGTTTCCATCATGGGATCCCCTGGCCGAAGTGACGAAGAAGCAGCGGCTTGACCTCGGCTACACCGAAGACGATCCCGGCCTGCGTGACGGCTCAATGCGGGATTCGATCGAGCGAAAGGTAGAGCGCTTGGAGGCCGTTATCGCCTCGGACGACCAGAACCTGGTCTGGTTTGAGCTGGGAACATCGAAGCAGCCGCCGAGGCCTGTTCTCGGGCCTGCGGTCGAACACAATCATGACGTGATTCGGAAGGAGCTGGGCTTAGCTCTGGTGCGCGGCTTGCTGGGCGGCGGTCCGATACCACCAAGTTTCGAATACGACCATGAGGTCTAGCCGAATACTTGCTCAACGAAGACCTGTAGCACGCCGATAAACAAATAGCCGCCGATTGCGATCGCTAGCAAGCAGGGGATCAGCAGCAGGAGGCTGGCCAGCGCGATGTATAGCCGCTTTTCCCATGGCATTTGATTCTTCCAACGTACTCGCGGCACCAACTGCGCATTGCGGCTCGCCGGCGTCACGTTGGGGTATTGGATGAAATCGAACCGGTCGGCAAGCCACTCCTGAGCACGGTCTTTCAAGGAAATTTTCATGTTCGAAGCCTATAAAATTGGCGTCAGGATCAGTCTGATCAATGCCGCCAGCCTTGGACTAGCTGCGCTGTCAAAAGACTTCCTGCGCACCGAGGCGGATGCCGCAAAGCTGGAAGCGCGCATCAAGTCTATCAAAAACATGGCGTTGGCAGGCGGTTTGATGGCCGGCGCCGGGTTGGCTGGCCTGTCTCTACTGAAGGGGCCGCTCGAAGAAGCCAAGAAGTTCGAGACTGAAGTTGCGCGTTTCAAGGCTCTGGGGCTGGGCGATGCGGTCAATGGCGACGCCGTCAAATTCGCCAAGGGCATGGACATCATGGGCCAATCGGCCCGCGACAACATGATCCTGCTGCGCGAGGCAACATCGATCATGGGTGATTTCGACCACGCCAAGGATGTGTTGCCTATCCTTGCCAAAATGAAATTTGGTTTGGAATCTGTGATGGGCGAGGGACAGGGTTCTAAGTTCGATCAGATGTTCCAGGCGGCCATCAAGGTCACCGAGCTGCGCGGCGCGCTGGTCAATCGCGACACCGGCCATATCGACCCCGCCAAGTTCACCGGCATGCTCAACATGATGACGCAGGCGTATGTCGCCAGCGGCGGCCTGGTGAAACCGCAGGACTATCTGGCCGCGATCAAGACCGGCGGCGTTTCGACCAAGCTGATGACCGATGAAATGTTCTTCTTCGGCCTGGGCCACTTCATGCAGGAGTCCGGAGGCTCCCGGACCGGTACCGCCTCGATGTCCATGTTCCAGAACTGGGCGATGGGGCGCATGCCGCAGCGCGTCGCCGAGGATATGGCAAAGTTCGGGCTGCTTGACCCGGGCGCCATCCACTACGGCAAGACCGGTCACATCAAGCGCGTCGATGCCATGGGTATCAAGGACGCCAAGGATTTCACGAAGAATCCGTTTGAATGGGTCAACAAGGTCGCGGTGCCGCAACTGATGTCGAAAGGTTTGAAGGGCGACGACCTGAATGTCGCGCTGGCGCAGCTGCTGGGCATCCGGACCGCATCGAACCTGGCCGACCAGTTCGTGCGCGAGCAGAAAATCGCTGAGCTGTACGTTGAACGCGCGAGAAAAGCAGCAGACATCCCTACACTGTACAAAATCGGTTCTGAGACCACAAAAGGCAAAGAGATCGAAATGCACGCGAAGTGGCGGACCCTCATGGGGGAATTGGGAACAACCGTCCTGCCATACGCAATTCGCGCGCTGGAGATGACGATCACCGGAATCAAGGGGTTGACGCACTGGATTGACGAGAACCGCACGAGAACAAAGGTGCTTGTTGGCAGCTTCATTGCGTTGTCCGGAGCGCTTGCGATAGGCGGTACTGTGATGCTTGCGGTTTCGGCACTGCGAGGTCTCGGTCTGGCCATCTCTGCAATTGGCGCCGTAGCAGGAATGCGGGGCGGCGGCGGGGCAGCGGGTGCTGCTGCCGGCGCTGTAGCAGGTCTAGGGGCAGGTGCTCGCATGCGGTCCGGCGCGCTCGGCGGCCTGAAGTTGGGCGGAATTCTTGCCTTGGCTGACGGCGCGCTGAGCACATACCAGATCGCTACCGATGACCGGCTCACGTCGGCGCAGAAAGCCCGCGGCTACGGAGGCGTCGCCGGTGGCGTTGGCGGCGGTCTTGGCGGCGCAGCGCTCGGCGGCGCGATCGGTGCGCTGTTCGGCGGTGTGGGTGCGATCCCCGGTGCATTGATCGGCGGCTGGCTCGGCTCTTGGCTTGGCAGCAAGGCCGGCGAAAACATCGTTGGTGCATTTCAGGGAAGCAACAGCCCCAACATTGCCGGTAAGAGTCAGCAGCCGGTGCAGGTCGAGACCAAGATCAATCTTGACGGCCGCCAAATCGCAAACGTGGTTTCTCAGTACCAAGCGCGCGACATGGCACGCCCTCTGGGATCCGGTATGTACGACCCGGGCATGGCGTTGCCGCCTGTGGGGATGAACTATTCGAAGTAACAGCAACTTGACTCACCCAAGGCCGCCCCGTGCGGCCTTTTTTCATTTCTGGGCATTCAATGACTCCCGACACCATCGTACAGATTGGAGACTTCGAATTCACCCGGTTTGAGGTTCCGGAGCACATCCCATTCGGCGGCGAACAGCGCCTGGTCGTGCACAAGAAGGTCGGCGGAAAGCGCAGCATTCAGGCGATGGGTTTCGATCCGAAGCCGATCGAGTTTTCGGGCCTGTTCTTTGGCGAAACAGCGCTGGAGCGGGCTCTGTACCTCAAGACCCTGGCCGAGTCCGGCCAGACCGTGCAGGTGTTCTGGTCGGAGCTGTATTACCTGGCGGTGATCAAGTCTTTCGAGGCGGATTTTGAGCGCTTCTACCAACTGCCGTATCGCATTTCGCTCGAGGTGCTGGAAGACCTGACGACTGCCGTCAATGAGATCGCTGACGCAAATGTCGACGATATGATCAACGACGATAACCAGGCCGCCGACGACCTCGCGGATGAGGTTGACGACGACGAACTGTCCAGCCTCATGAGCACGCTTGACGATGCCATTGCCGCTGTCTCAGATTTCGCTAAGGCAGCGCAGAGCACCATCAATTCGGTGCTGCAACCGCTTAATGCAGTGCGCTCCCGCGTGCAGGTTTTGATCAGTTCGGTCAACAACACGCTGGCCAACGTCACCACTTTGGGCGGCATCCTGCCGAACAACCCGATATCGCAGAACGTCAGCCGCATGCTTGGCCAAGTGAACGCCGCCACGCGGCTGCCGATGCTGTTGCAGATGGATAGCGTGCTTGGCCGCATGGGCCGCAATCTCGGAACGATCAACTCAGGAACCAAGTCGGTGACCAAGGCCGGCGGCAACCTGTACCGCGTCGCTGCTGACGAATATGGCGACGCCATGGGTTGGACCGCGATCGCGAATGCGAACGGGACCACCGACCCGGTGCTGACGGGCGTGAACGAGGTAGTCATCCCGCCTTATAACCAGAATACCGGCGGAGTGCTCAATGCGTAGCCTGAATGATCCAAGAGCTTCTTCGGACTCAAGCCAGCCGCGCGGCGCCGTGCGGCTCAATGACCTGCTGATCGATGGGTGGAAGTCGTGGGAGGTCGAGAACAACAACTGGTATTCGGCCGACACCTTCCGCGTCAAGTTCATCATTCAGGAGTTACCGCCGGAGCGTGATGAGGCGTGGTTTTCTGAGCAGTCCATCATGTTCGTCGAACTGTATGGAGGCTGGCCAGCGGATCCGGACAACTTCAGCTGCTCGGAGCTGACCAGCCAGATTTACGGCAAGGTCGACGATATCGACTATGACCCGGTCGCCGGCACGATCGAATTGATCGGCCGTGATCTCACGTCGGAGTTTATCGACAACAAGACGACAGAAAAGTGGCCGAACCTGACCGCAAGCGAAATCGCCATCAAGTTGGCGAAGCGCCGCAACCTGAATCCGGTTGTCACCAAGACCACCGACAAGGTCGGGAAGTACTACGAAATCGACCATGTCAACCTGACCGACCAGCGCAGTGAGTGGGATCTCCTGAACTACCTGGCACACTTGGAGGAGTTTGTCGTCTACGTGCGCGGCACCCACCTTTATTTCGGGCCGAAGACTGACCCGAACTCGACGCCCTACGTGGTGGAATGGCAAAAGCCTGACGCTGATAACCCGATTCCAGAATCGAATACCGTGGACCTGAAGTTTCGCCGCAGCCTGACGGTGGCGCGCGGCATTCAGGTTGTGGTCCGGTCATGGAACGCGAAGCAGAAGAAGGGCTTCACGGTGTCGTATCCCAACAAGGCCAAAAGTACACAGGCCGGAAAGGCCAAGCCGTTCGGCGGCGCGCAGATTTACAGCTACACGATCGCGGGGCTGACCAAAGAGCAGGCGCTACAGCGTGCTCAGTCGATCTATGCGGAGCTGGTGGCGCATGAAATGAAGCTGACTGCGACGCTGCCGGCGGACGACCTGGTCAACGTGACGACGATGCTGCAGGTCATTGGCACCGGAACGAAGTGGGACCAGACGTATTTTCCCGACAGCATTACCCGGCGCATGGATTTTGATGGCGGTTACCCCATGACGATCGACGCCAAGAACCATTCTCCAGATTCCCAGGTACAGCTATGAGTATGCAACGACTCGCCAACGCGGTAAGGATGCAGGCGCAGATGAACAGCACCACCGTGGCGCAGACCAAGATGGGGACGGTCAGTAGCTATAACCCCGCAGACTACACCGTGAAGGTCACGCTGCAGCCAGATGGGAACGAGACCGGTTGGCTGCCGCTGGCGGCGCTGGGCGTGGGGCAGGGCTGGGGGATGATTTTTGCCCCTGGCATCGGCGACATGGTGGAAGTGCAGTTTCAAGAGGGCAATGTCGAAACCGGCATGGTCTGCGCGCGCTTCTTCAATGACGAAGACCGGCCCATGGCGGTGCCTTCTGGGGAATTCTGGCTGGTGAACAAGCAGGGAAGTTTCCTGAAGTTCACCAGCGATGGGAAAGTGGCATTGAACGGCCAGGCGGAGGTCGACATGTCTATGCCGACCCTCAACATCCAGGCGACCGGTAACGTCAACGTGATGGCCGCCGGCCAAGCCAACATCACGGCCCCGGCAATCAGCCTCGGCGCCGCCGGCGCGTCGCTGCTTTCGGTATTGACGGCAGCGTTCGCCACGTTGTTCAACGGGCACACTCACAAGGTGAATGCGACAGGGGCGCAGTCCGACCCGCCACTGCAACAGGCGAACGCATCGCATATGACCAGTACCGTAAAGGCCTCTTGATGTCCGATCTCTATCACTACTGGGGCGCTGACCTGTCGGTCTCCGCCTCGGGCGACCTGCTGGGCGTTGACGGTACGACGGCAGGCCAGCAGCGTATTTTGCGGCGTCTGCTCACCAATCCGGCTGGAAACAGTCTGAACGGCGCGCCGCCCGATCCCGGTGATTACCTGTTTCACCTGGACTACGGCGCCGGGCTGCCCCGATGGGTCGGCAAGAACGTCGATATCCCGCGTGTACGCGCGCTGGTGCGGGGGCAATTGATGAAGGAAAACATCGTCGCCAAGCAGCCGCTGCCGGTGGTGACAGTCACCGAAATCACCAACGGCATCAGCATCAGCATTCAGTACAACGACGCGCTGACCAAGCGCCCCGTATTCCTTAGCTTTGACGTGAACAAATGAGCCTTTCTACAAAAGATTTCGTGACGCTGGTCCGCGAGCAGGTAGCGGCAATTCAAGGCTCTGCCAGCTCGCTGGTCGATCTGACCATCGGATCGACATTGCGCGCGGTTGTCGAGTCATGCGCCGCGGTGGCGCTCTGGTTGCAAGGCCTCGTTCTGGCGTTGCTCATCACTACGCGGGCAGCGACAAGCAGCGGCTCCGACCTCGATACATGGATGGCCGACTACGGGGTCACCCGCCTGGCGGCCGTTGCAGCTTCGGGACCGGTGACGTTTTCCCGGTTCACAGCCACCGGAACAGCGCTTGTGCCTGTCGGTGCCGCCATCCAGACTGCCGACGGCACGCAGCAATTTACCGTTGCCTTGGATACCGCGAATCCAGCGTACAGCGCGTCGCTGGGCGGCTATGTCATGGCGGCAGGGGTCTCATCTGTGTCTGTCACGGTCACCGCGCAGAACGCCGGCGTGCAGGGCAATGTTGTCGCAGGATCGGTTACGACCATCGTACAGGCGTTGCCAGGCATCGATACCGTGACGAATGCAGCAGCCTTCACCAATGGCGTCGATGCAGAGTCAGATGCAGCGCTGCGCGCCCGCTTCATTGCGTACATCGGCAGTCTGTCCAAGGCGACGAAGGCGGCAGTGCTCTATGCCATCTTATCGCTGCAGCAGAACGTCACCGCCGTCATCGTGGAAAACCTGACGTATGCCGGAAATCTCCCGCAGCCAGGCTTTTTTTACGCGGTCGTGGATGACGGTACCGGTAATCCAAGTTCGACCTTCTTAGCAAATGCTGCAAACGCGGTGGAAGCCGTGCGGCCGCTGTCGGTGACATACGGTGTGTTTGGCCCGACGCAAGTGACCGCAAACGTCGTCATGACAATCACGACCGCCGCCGGCTATGTGCACGCCGATGTGGTTGCTCTCGTCGTGGCCGCCCTGCAGAACTACATCAACACGCTGGGGCTGGGCGTATCTCTGAGCTACACGAAACTGTCGAATGTAGCGTACGGGGCATCTCCGGGGGTGACGAACGTAACGGGCGTCACGCTCAATGGCGGCACTGCTGACCTGGCTGCCACCAGCAAGCAGACCATCAAGGCAGGCACAGTATCGGTGGCATGATGACAGGCGATCAAAACGACGTATTCCAGCGGCTCCGGTCGCTGTTGCCGCCATGGTTTGGGGACGATGAGACCCCCATTCTTGATGCGCTCCTGCAAGGGCTGGCCTATGCGCTGAGTTTCATTTATTCGCTGTATGCGTACGCGAAACTACAGACTCGTATTCTGACATCGACAGATGGCTGGCTGGACATGATCGCGGCTGATTTCTTCGGGACCACGCTGCAACGTCAGTCAGGTCAGTCCGACGCCTCGTTTCGCGCACGCATCATCATCAATATGTTCCGTGAGCGCGGCACGCGGCCGGCGATGATCAAGGTGCTGGAGGATGTAACCGGAAAGACTCCAGATATTTTCGAGCCGAACCGGCCTCTCGATATCGGTGCGATGAATTCTCCGCTATCAAAGGGATATTGCGGTGTCGCGCGCATGGGATCCATGGCCGTGCCTTACACCGCGATGATTATTGCCTATCGGCCGGCAGTGACCGGAACGGCTGCTGGCGGTGCATTTTTCCGGGCGCCGACGGTGTCAGCTCTGCATAACCCGCTGTCATCGTCGTACACCAATTCCCTAAGTTTGGCGCAGCAGGCGATCACCGATGCGGACATTTACGCTGCGGTCGACGCAGTGAAGCCGGTAGGAACGCTCATGTGGGTGCACATCCAGTAATTCAATCGAAACAACCCACACAGGGCTGCCATGGGCAGCCCTTTTTCATTCTTGGAGAATAAATTGCGTCGCGTAATCACTCAGATCGGACAGTCCATCTATGAATGGTTCTTTAGCCAACAGGCTCAGGACAACATGGTATCGGTAGGGAAGCTCGCCGCGGCGGTGCTCGGTACATCGACGGTCGTCAACGGCCTTGCCGTGACGCCCACGGCGCCGGCGTCGCTACAGATCAATGTCGCGCCAGGCGAACTGTATGCGCTTGCCGCGCTGGAGGCGACGATCTGCGGCACGCTGCCGGCAGACACAACGCACCAAGTCGTGAAACAGGGCATCTTGCTCGACAAAACGGTTCTTGGCTGCGCTCCACCGCCTACAGCAGGGCAGTCGATCAACTACCTGATTCAAGCGCAGTATCAGGACGTCGATATCAGCCTTGATCCGACCAGCGGTGCAACTCCTGTTGTTCTCCAGTTTTTCAATTCATCGAATCCGTCCCAACCGTATAACGGCCCCAACAATAGCGGCGCAACAAGTAATACCTTCCGCTCTGGCTCGATCGCTCTGAACGCAAAGGCGGGTATTGCTGCAACCACTGGTTCTCAGGTCACCCCAGCGCCAGATGCTGGCTGCGTAGGCTTGTTTGTCGTTACCGTGGCAAATGGGCAGACGACCATTGTGTCCGGCAATATCACCCAATACGCAGGTGCGCCGATCATCAGCGAGACGCTGACACAAAAGATCAGCCAGACGACTGCCGACGGTCGATATGCGCCGATTTCGTCGTCGCCGGTCATCGGCAGCGTCCGCAATGCCAAGATGTCGGTAACGGCTGCAAATGCGTCGGCGACGTTCACGGCTGATGAAATCGTTGTTGAGTCTGCCCTTGGCGGCACGCCGTATAAGCTGTCGTCGTTCTCGCAGGTCATCAATCTGGGTACAACCGGCGCCGGCGGTATGGATACGGGTAGCGCGCCGGTCAGCGGCTTCGTCGCGATTTATGCCTCATGCAAGGCCGGTGGCACTGCCCCGGGCATTTTTGCTTGCAACGCGGCTACTTCCAGCGGCTCTGTGTATTCCGGCGCGAATTTGCCGGCGGGCGTCGTGGCGACAGCGCTTATCGGCATCTGGCCGACAACCGCCGCGAGCCTCTTTGCGATCGGTTATCAAATCGACCGTGAGATTTTTCTGATGTCTACGTCTGCGCTGAGCACATCGACTGCTCAGGGCAGCTACACGTCATTGTCGCTGGCGAGTATCGTTCCGGCGGCTGCCAAATCTGTAACTGGCATCGCTGGTTCCACGACTAGCAACGGGTCGACCACCAGCGCGTCGATTGGTGTGGCATCCAGTTCCGCGGGCCTGGCCGGCGCCAGCATCACCGGGGCCGGCTATTGCTCGCTACCGTTCCGCATTCCTCTGGTGACTTCTCAGACCCTGTTCTACACGGTCACTGTAGGTGGCGGAACGCTCGCCGGCAACATCGGTATCACTAGCTACACCTTCTAAGGGGGACTCATGTTTGTTCAATTCTCGGATGCAACAAAGACGGTGATCGTTTCGGTTTTTGCGTGTCAACAAGATGTGGATGAGCACCCCAATCAGGGGCAGGTCGACGCCAGCGATGCCAGATACCTGGCGTTTCTCGCTGCGCAGCAGGCCGCACAGCCGAAGTAAGAACGTCGTTTAACCCAACCAGATGCCCGCCGCGCGCGGGCTTTTTTACGCCTGGAGCTTTCATGCCAGTGACTGAAGTTCACGAAGAAAAAAGCACGTTCAAGGTAGATGTGAATCTACCCGGGCATGCACCTCGAGGTGCGGCGACGCCGCTGTTCGCCAAGTCGCGGCTGCACCTGATTGAAAGGGAGGGCGGCCGCTGCTGGGTCTGCGGCTGCACCGCCGCGGAAACCGGCCACCCTCTCGAAGCACATCACTACCCGATCGAACGCTCATTCGCCGAAATGATCGACTGGTCACCAGGTTCGCAGATCCGCAAGGATTTTCCGGCCTTCGGCTGGGGGAGCTTCGACGAGGCGAACCCTTACACCTTTGTCGACGACATGAACGTCAACGGCCGCCTGCTGTGCAAGGCGCATCACATCGGCCAGGACGAGGGCGTGCACGGCTTGCCTGAGCCGGTTTGGCTGGCACAGCGCTACGGCAAGGACGGCTACAACTTCAGTGCCGTAGAGATCATCCATCACGAACAGGCGGCTCAATGAGCGAACTCGAAACCATCCGGCTGATCATCGAATTGCTCGTCACCGCCCTGGCCACCATCCTGTTCTGGAACTTCAAGGTATTGAAGGGCGAGCTGCGGGAAGAGGTGATTGCGCGCGAGGGCATCAACCGCGACCTGCAGGATTACAAGCTGCATGTCGCCGAAACATACGCCTCTAATACGGACCTGCATAAGTTCGTCGAGGCAGTCTTCAACAAGTTGGAGCGCATCGAAGACAAGATTGATAAGAAAGCCGACAAGCCATGAAACCAGATGCATTTATTGCGCTGATCGCCGCTGGCGCGCAGGAATCCATGCGGCTGACGAAGGTGCCGGCCAGCTTCACCATCGCGCAGGCCGCGCTTGAGTCGGCTTGGGGTGAATCCGGCCTGGCCAAGTCTGCTATGAACCTGTTCGGTGTCAAAGCTGACAGGGCATGGAAGGGGCCCACGGTGACCCTGCCGACGCGCGAATTCATCAATGGCAAAGGAGTCACGGTGCCGGCGACATGGCGCAAGTATTCGAGTTGGGCCGACTGCCTCACCGACCACGCGCAGTTTTTCATCGTCAACAAGCGTTATGCGCCTGCATTTCACCACGCCGACAACGGCGAGCAGTTCGCGCTGGCCATCGCCGCCGCCGGCTACGCCACCGACCCGAAGTACGCCGCCAAGGTGATTGCCGTCATCCGTTCGCACAACCTCATTGCGTTCGATAAACCGGAGAGCAAGCCATGAAGAACATTGACCAGAAAATGATTGCCGGCGCGGTGATCCTGCTGGCATGGGGCGGCCTGGTCGTCGGCGGATATGCGCCGGCCGCCGAATACGTCAGCGTGCTGCGCGACACGCTGATCGGCTTGGGCGCATTCAAGATGATCACCACAGCACCACCGAAGTAGTCCGCAGTTCCCTCCAGCAGTAAATCCCAAACCTCAATCTCGGAGTTCTCCTATGAAGAAAGTTCTTCTCGCCGCGGCATTTGTCGCCGGCGCATTGCTGCTGTCCGGCTGCGCCTCCACCGCTGGCCAGACACCAGCCGAAGCCACCGCCAATCTGGCGAAACAGGTGCAGAAGGCGTGCGCTGTCGTGCAGCCGACCATCGCATCCCTGAAAGCACAATCGGCGCAGCTGAGCCTCGAGCAGGTCGAGGACTTGGCCAAGGCTGACGACATCGCGACGAAGGTGTGCACCGCGGCGGCGGCCGTCCCGGTACCGACCTCTGTTGCCGACCTGATCCAGTCCGCCTTCCCTGTGCTGATTCAGATCATCAACGCGGCGCCGCTGCTACCAGGCGACAAGGCGACAGTCTCGGTGGCGCTCACCGCCGCGCAGGTTGCGCTATCTGTCGCGTTGGCGCAGTAGCACGATGAGCAAGTTCCTCACCGAACTACAGGTGCGGGTGGCCGACAACACGGACGACGGGCGGTGGATTGTGGCGATGCCGCTGATTTACCAGTCCGACGTTGCCGGCCAGGTGTTCATTGTTCCGCGCGGCTTTCAGACTGATATGGCGTCAGTGCCGCGCCTGCCTCTGGTGTTCCTGCTGGCCGGCGACACGTCGCGCGCGGCGTCGGTGGTGCACGATTTCCTGTACAGCACGCATACGGTCAGCCGTCAGATGGCCGACAGAGTCCTTCGCGAGGCGTCTGCCGTGACACAGGTTCCCGCGTGGCGCCGCTGGGTAATGTGGGCTGGTGTACGGCTGTTTGGCGGTTCACATTGGTGATTTTTCGTTTACGATACACTGTATCCACATACAGTAGTTTCCGTAGCCATGAAGAAATATCAATTTCCCGTACCGTTGTCCAGATTGAAAGAATTATCTCAAGGCGATCCCTCGCCGGAGATGCTGGAATTGCTGTGGGAAGTGCGGCGGCTGCGCGGTCTTCTGCGCATGGACAGGCTGGATATTGAGGCGATCCGACCGGCCGCGATCGTGGTCGGCGGTGGCATTCAGGTCACCATCGACAAGATGCATGCCCGGCTGAAGAACGAGCCGGCGGCGACCTAGCCATGTACGTGAGAGTCAGACAGCTTCGGGAAAATGGGCGCAAGAGGCGGCAAAGAGACATTGCCGCCGACCAGGGCGCACTCGGGCGTCTGCAAGGCTATGTTGTCCAGGCATTTCCGATCATGCACCTTTACCAATGGGGGCCGCCGTCCGTCCAAATGCCGGATGTGTTCTTTCCGCTGTTTCAGCCGCAGGTCATCAATTTCCGCGAAACCGGAATGATGCTGCGCGGCTGGCAGCGCGACGCGGTCGATTCCGAGGATTCCGCCACTTGCCTGCAGGAGTGGGCTGTCGAGTTCATCTATGAGGAACCGCCGGTCACCGGCGGGGCGACGTCGGATCAACGTCGGCGCGGTTGAATTTATCCACGGCACTGGCATCATATGGCTTTCCATGGGAGGGCCTGCTGATGTGTGTCGACTACGAACCAGCTGATGACGAGCAGATCCGCGAAATGCTGGATGCACTCCTCGAGGGGGAGCTGCTACCGCAGGGCTGGCCGCCGGAAGCCTGGCAGGACTATGCAGCACCGTTGGTGCGCAACGTCGACGGCGCGCTGCAGCTGCTCGTCGGCACCTACGGCATGATCCCGAAGCGAAAGATGCCGCCGGGTGCCAAGCATTTTTCAACGATGAACGCCCGGGCCGAGACCATCGGCACGCTGCGCTCGTATTCCAAGGCCTGGCGCGAAACGCAGCTGTGCCTGCTGCCTACCAAGCGCTTCTTCGAACCGAACTACGAATCAGGGAAGGCCGAAAAGTGGGCGATCAGCATGGCGGACGATGCGCCGTTCTGCGTTGCCGGCCTGTGGCGCGCCTGGGAAGAAGAGAACGGCGGCTTTTCCTTTTCGTTCACGCAGATCACCGTCAATGCCGCCGAACACCCGTTGATGAAGCGATTCCACAAGCCAGGCGCCGAGAAGCGCAGCTTGGTCATTGTGCCGCGTGAATCGTACGGTGATTGGCTCCACTGCCGCGACCCGGAAGAAGCGCGCACAATGCTGAACCTGTACCCGGCCGAGCTCATGAAGGCAGTGCCGGCAGCGAAGGGCTATGGTGGTAAAGTGCAAACCTCGTTGTTCTGATCAGTAAAACAATAATAGGGGAGCGGACATGTGGACCTTCGCCGGTGCAATACTCGCGGTTTGCGGAGTCATCTTAGCGGCATATATCAATAATTTTGTGGCTGAGGACTATCGTCGACACAAGGATAGAATAACGCTCGCTGCTGCATTGGCGGGTGAACTAGAGTCGTACCGTGAGGGAATGTTGCTGATGCGTCCGATTTTGCATGCGCTCAAGAACGCGGCGATGCAAGGGAACAAGCTCTTGATGGCCAAGTTTGAGCCGCCCACGGATCCTGTCTATGACTCTTCGATCTCGAAGCTCGGGCTCTTGGGGCGAGATACGGTCCGGGATATCACTTTCACCTATCAAAATATTCGAGCCTTTCGATTGGTGTTTGCCAACATATCTAACCCCGAATCCGGATTACCTACTGAGGCCGTTGTGGCGTCGTTGGATTCATGTCTTCAATGTCTGGACCGTGCAGAGAAGGTGGGCGGCCCTCTGCTTCAAAAGTTAGCAGAAACATCCCAAGAACGTTACGAGCTCACCATTGGAAAATGGCGCGTCACATCCGTCCGATAAGTTGATCAGACGTCCGGTCGAGTCAAGGCTCAAGATTGCGCGACTTTTGCGCGACTTCCATGTGCTGCCATAGGTGCAACTCTGCTATAATCCCGCAACGGACAGAGCCAAGTCTTTGATTTATAAAGACACTAAAATGTGTGGTCTGGTTTGGGACCAGGGGGTCCAAGGTTCGAATCCTTGTACTCCGACCACACATAAACGGGCTGTCGAAAGACAGCCCGTTTTCATTTCCGAAGACGATTTCAAGCGCCGCCATTTCTGCTTGATTCCCCGATCTGCCCTTAGCTCAACCGGATAGAGCAATGGCCTTCTAAGCCATAGGTTAGGGGTTCGATTCCCTTAGGGCAGGCCACCTTTCTGCACCGTTCTCTTTTCTTCCTGGATCATCTTTTTTTCTCTTTGCTTCTTTTTTGTCGTGATCTGTCTCGTGCCGCCGCGTCGACGTGCCATTTGGATCTGCAATTTCAATTGGTGATCTTGTCCGTCGGATAGCGCAGCGAGTCGCGCAGGATATAACTCATCGGCATGTCCAGCGAGCGCTTGTCGGGGCCGATCGGTTGCATGAACCAGCGATTGTAGAGACGGTAGATTTCTCCGCTGTTGGCCAGTCTGGCCATTTGCCGGTCAACCATTTTCTTGAATTCCGGATCGTCGTTGCGCAGCATGATGGCGTAGGGTTCCACCGACAGCGGTGTACCGACGATGGCGAATTTCTCGGGATCGACGGCATTCTCGCGCGCGCCGTACAGCAATATCTCATCCATGATGAAGGCGTCGGCCATACCGTGTTCCAGCATCGAAAAACACTCCCGGTCGCCATCCCGTTCGACCACAGTCAGGTCGAGGTAGCGAATGTTGCTGCGCTTGTTGATCACATCGATCATCGCCGTGGCGCGTGTGGTCACCACGCGTTTGTTGCGCAGGTCATTCCAGTTTTTGATGGAGGATCCGGCTTTCACCAGCATGCGCACGCTGGTGAAGAAATGCGGGATGGTGAAGGCGAATTTCTTGCGGCGTTCGGCGTTGTTGGTGCTGACGCTGCATTCCAGGTCGGCGCGGTTGTCGAGCAATGCCGTGAAACGGGATGAGGCATTGACGGGCAGGTACTGGATCTTAATGTCCGGCATGCGCAGTTCCTGGCGGATGCCCTGGATGATCTTGCGGCAGAGTTCGACGGTATAGCCGCTGACTTCGCCATCCGGCTCGATTACTACGAACGGCGACAAATTGTCCACGCTTCCCATGAACGACAGCACGATGGTTTTGGTTTCGCGGATCTTCTTGATGGTGTCGCGGGCGGAGGCGGTTCCTGCAAGCGTGCTGAGCAGGATGACAAGAAAAAGGAAAGGGAATAATCGGTTGAAGCCCAATCGGGCGGTTGACGCCGGGGAAGAGAACAAGGGAGCGTAGTTCAT